AATGCTGTTTGTGCAGCTAAATCAATATCGTTTGAGGCAGCAGATACATACGTTCTAATTGCTGATTTACGATAAGCATCTAAAACATTCTTTTGATCACCACTTGAGTATGTTTGAGTAGCCTTTGCATAATCAAAGTTAACTAAAGGCTGTAGTTTACCATCTTTAAATACAGCACCAGCAGTTGATCCATCAATCTCTGCCTGACGAATTAGATCATTGTACTCACGCTTACGAATATCAGTACCAATGCTGTTTGTAAGATTACCAATCTCCTGCATTGTCTTTGCTGAGTCAAAGAAACCACTAAGATCTGGCATGCCAGTTGGCTGCACAAAAGAAGTTCTACCGCCTGTTTTCTTAAAAGCCATTAGCCTACACCTTTATCAATACTATAAATACCACCAAGAGTTTTAGCAAAACCACCCATAGTAGCAGCCGAAGCAGCGGCATCAGAACCAGCAGCACTCAACGCAAATTTACGTCTCTCTGACTGTCCCATAAGCCTAATAGTATCTACATCCTGTTTAGCTATTCTGGTTTCATCGGTAGCTAAAGCGGAAACTGATTGAGATGTGCCAAGAGCCACACCTTGAGCAGACATTGATGTTCCAAGTGCAGCAAGTTGAATACGAAGTTTACGGTTACGCTCTATCTCTTTTTGACCAGCTTCAATCTTTGCCATATCCGCTTGTTCACGATATGACTGTGCTTCTAATTCATGTGCTTTTCTAGCTTGCTGTGCAGCCATAAAGCCCATGAAAAGACTTGCAATTTGCATCTGTACGCCCATTAGACTTCCACCTCAAGCAATATGCCATTTAAACCAATAGGCAATGGCTCATCTTGCGTCACTGTTACAGTACCCTCATTAGACCATCCAAGAAAATATATCTCCTTACGAGCAGTTATAGCATCTGGTTGATTTGCAAAATTACTTGTAACACGCCTTATTAAAACTTTTGTACCCTTTGCTTTTACATCGAGTGTTTCATTAAGATCAAGAACAGCTCTAACTATTCTACGCTTTTGACCAAACGATATACCATCCTGCAATTGAAACTCAGGAGGAAGAGTTGTTAATGTGGGCGTGTAGTTAATTCCAATTTCCACCTCATCAACAGCAGAGTTAAGAGTTAAGTTACCAGATCCATCTGTTGTGTAAGAGCCAAGACTATAATTACCAGATTTAACATGAACTAAAGTATTAGGAAGATGGGCTATTTGCCATGATGTTTTTGCACTTCCATGAGTAGCTTTAATTGCGCTGTCTAAATGATAATTATTATCCAGAAGCTCAAGAGTGGTAACGGTAGAAGAATTAATCGTTCTTTCTGAGATGAGATATATTCTGCGGTTAACATTAACTATGTTTTTAAAAGAGCCTTGTGTTTCATACAATGACCAGCCTTGAAGCTTTTCTTTACGAATACTTGTAAAGACAGCAATGTTTCCATCAGAGTTAATAGAGTAAAGGTAACTCTCCACCTGATCAGAAGCTTCTCTTTGAGCAACAATGTCAACAGGTGTGCCAATTAAATGTTGAGATAAAATAGTTATTGAGTCTGAATTATATGCTTGGCTTATATCAGAATAGATAAACTCTCTAATTGCACCCTTTGATTTTGTAAGGAACACAACAGCACCATCAAACTCTGCTGGCTGCACTTCACCGCTGCCAAATGATGTCTGCTTTTTTACCGATATAGTGCTTGGCGTTAATGGCCTGTTTTCAATAGTTGGGCAATATAGCTCTTGTTCAGATGTAAACACTGCAAGATGTCTAAAGGACTGCATAGACTTAATTTCTGATACTTGGTTTTCAGCAATCTGAACTTGAATAGACTGATCGTCTAATCCAGTACCAACATCAAAATTAAAATATTCACCTACTTTAGAAAAAAACAAATGATTTGGCAGATCACGAGAACCACCAAATATTAGCCTTTGGTCATGGAACATAACAGATCTTGCAAAACCATTACGAGTTGAGAATACCTGTTCTTTCCATGTGTCAACGCCATTTGAATTGTGTGGTGCTGTATCAAACTTTCCTGTTATCGTTGTAGCACTTAGATAAGCTATAACCTCTATATGATGAACTTTAAGATTTTCATCTGTAAACTCAATCTCTTCTCCAACCCAAGCAGAACTAAATGTAGATGCGCTTGCAGTGAAGGTTTGGTTATTTGTTGATGTATTTTGAGGTGTAAGAGTAACGTCAGGTGCAGAAAATTTATAATAAGGCTGGTGAACAAATCCATCAGAAGAATCAAAAGCAAAGTTAGCTAATGTAAAGTTTGATGCTGAAGTTCTTGTAAGCTTCTGCATAGCAATATCAGGATGCACAATAATCATTGTATCACCTGATTGCGTTACCCTTAACTGGCCTATCATCGCTGTAGTCCAGGGGCATGATGTAATTGTCTGTGTTATTGAGGTGAGGCCAGTAACATCAATAATATCCAGCTTAGTATTACTAAATAAAAGGATGTATGATTCATCTTCGTCAAAAACATACGACTCCATTTGATAGCCGACATTAGACAAAGTTTGCAGATATTGGCAGCCACCTCTACGAGTAATACCACCCTGCGCTCGCATACGAAAATTACGAAGCGTTTTAGCCCCATTTTTATATGCGTCTGAATCCATGCGGGATGACAGCAGCGGAGTGAGTTCTCCGGCTGTGAAGTTTGTATAAAACTGCCGTAGAAGTGCCATTCATTAAAGTCCCTCTACATTTTGATAAATACCATTACCCATACGAACACGATGGTATCTACTTGGACGTAGACCTTGAGTTGTTACCTGTTGGCTATCACGAGCTTTTGCTCTACGGAATTGAATCTCTGCAAGATCAACATATGATTTTGCAACATCAGCCTTACGAGTAACAGATAAGGCTAATACAGAAGCCAATCTAAATATTGTCCACATAGTAAATGCCGGAGGCCAATACTGTGTTTCTGGACGGAATATATAGTTTAAGACAACATCTTCCGATGCTTCAGCATTGAGGTATACATAACGCTCATAGATGTCGTACTGCTGCGGTTGATCGTCAATTGTTACAGTTTGTACCTGAACAACCGCAGGGCTTGTAGGAAGGGCATATGCAGCGTCCCAGCGGTCTACTGGAACAGAAGTGAGTCTACTGAGAGTTTTTTGTCCAGTAGCAAAGTTCCAATTATGCTGAGCAAGGCAATCCTCTACCACATCTTCAAAAATTGTATTAGCTACTAATGCTTCGTCAGTTTGATCTGTAAATGAAGTTAATGGCTCTAAACCAATTAGAACCATTGCCTTCTGTGCTACTTCAATATCTGTAGATGGGGTTGTTGGCATTACTTACCGTAACCTTTTCCCATAGTTCTAGTTGATTTCTTTGCGTCTAAACATTTTCCAGCAGATCTACACTTAACTGGACTTGGGCAGGTTGAACACGTTTTCATTATCTAGCTCCTCTAGCACCACGAGGGTTATTGCGACCTTTTGTAGCTCCTGCTTTAGCAGGGGCAACTACTCTATCGCCCATTTGAGAGTAGTTATTGCTAGTATCTAAAATTGTTCTAGCAATACGGCTACCTATATCATTGCCAACGTAGCTTTTTTTTGTTGGCATTTTATAATTACTCATTACTTAACACCCTTACCTAATTTTGCTAAAGAGCCAACAGTTCTAACATAGCCCTGACGAATCTCCTTCTTTGGAGATGATGAAGGGGCAGCTTTCGCTGCCGCCTTCAATGTTGGTTTCTTAGCCATTACCGAGAGTCAGTCGCCATACTGACAACATCGCCAGTATCGACAACTCCCCCAGAGTTGCTAAGAACATTAACTATGCCAAAACCATTTGAAGAGTTAACGAAGATAACATCGCCAACATTCATTTCGTTTGAAGCACCGTTGAAATAACCAGCCGTATCAATAGCATTGTTATTGTCTCCAGTAGAGACATAATGCCAGATATGGAAGCCATTTCCACTGTAGTTGACCAAAGTGAGGTCTGCTGCAACAAAAGCCATTATCAGTCCTCCTATTTCTTTAGCTGTAGTTCGTAACAAGCATTCGCATCAATAAGTGTAGCATTCATTTGCATCTTGTTTAGAACAAAATATGCGTCCTTATCGTTGTGATACTGCATGTTAGAAGAGACATCTGCACCAATCGCATGCCCTACTGCACTTGTGTGCCAAGCAAAACATTTACGATCAACATTTCCACTGCCAGCTTCGCTCAAGCCTGAGAATGGGAACCATGTAAAGCCCAACCAATTCTTAGCTGTGATAGATCCTGCAAATGGAAGATTCTCTGTGCCAATATACTCTGCACGAGAAAACTCATCGATGTCCATAAGTTGTGACCAGTTTTCCCAACCTACAACACAATAACGTGAACCATCATCAGGAACATCTGCATTACCAAAAGCTTCCATCAAGCTGAAAGCCCAAGCTAATGTAATTCCATTAGTTGTCTCGTTAAGGTTGTTAGTTGTTGAATCCATAGCTTCCAAAATAAGATCATCTGTCTTACGGCCTAGTGCATAAGCACCTGACTGTTGTGCGACAAGCATCTCATCATGGTTGATACGGAGTTGGTCAAGGTCATCAATCCACTCGCCTGCAAAATAATCCTCTAGGACTACATTTACGTTTGTGTGTTCGAGGTTCATAGGTGCGACATTACCATGCCGAGCCTTTGTAGTAGCAAAACCCTTACCGATTTTTTGAAACGTGGTTTTATTCTTAACGCCATTGGCAGTACGAATAGTACCACGAAGCTTTGAACCCATGCGTTGATACGCCATGTGGACGCCAGATTCAAACTCTTCGATAAAGGAAGTTGAAATAGATGGGGTTGCCATACTATTAGCTCCTTATACTAAAGTTAAAGTTACACTGTCCATCCGGTTATTCCTCAGAGTTAGCTTCTTCAGTTGTCCAGTTAGGAGAGCTACTCCATTTAGGGCTGACACCAACGCTTTGGGCCTTCAGTACGCTAAAATTGACAGAAATTAGCATGTTTGTTAATTCACATTCATTTCTGTCTTGATAACTGGTCAAATCCGGCTCTGACTTTAGCTATAAAGGCAGCATCCTTTTCTTTCCAGTATTTCGGGTCATTCTGCATCGCCATAAGATCTTCACGGCTAATGCGCTCTTGAAACTCTGTTGGGCTAACCATGTTAAACTGAGGCTGACCATTGAGTTCCATAAGCTCTTCAAATAGATGAACCATATTTGCAGATGCTGGCATATTGGCAAAGGCAGAATAAGCTTCATCAGACAAAGACTTGTTAGCCCATGAATCTACACGCTCAAGACGTTGTTCAGCATATTCACCAAGGGTTTCTGATTCTGTGTTCCAATCAGGGCCACGCTGAGTATCCATAGCGGCATACTCATTAATCACTTGATTAAATTCATCCTGTGATAAACCGTAATTGTGAGCTTTGCTACGAAACCAATCTAACATTGGGTCATCATTAGCAATGCTATATTCCAAACCTTCTGGTGGCTGAAAATCTATCTCGTAATCGCCAGGGCTAATAGGAGAGGCTTGCATTGCTTCATCATTAAGCTCATGCACAATTTGCTCTCGCAGCTCATCCTTACGCTGATAAAACTTACGTTCTAGCTCTCCATAGCTATTCGCAAGCTCTTCTGGTCTTTCAAACTTCTCAGGAAGCCAATCAGGTCTTTCGACTGATGCTTCTTGAGGTTGCTCCTGCATTCCTGATGCCTGAACCTCGACTGATGCTTCGGTTTCAACGCTTTCTGCTGCTTCATTCATTTAACAATCCCACTTTCTTAAAGCTTTGTTGATACGACTGTTAGGGTCATTAGCCGTCTTTTTACTTGTAAGCTTCTTTTTCATACCCATCATACGCTTACAAAATGATTTACGCCTTGCTGCTGCTTTTGGAGACTTCTTAGCCTGTTTAGCAGACACAGGACGTTTAATATTCTTACCCTGTCTACGCAATGACCTACGCCCAGCTTCATTAAGACCGCCAGACTTGCTTTTGCCTTCTTTACGTTGCCATGCTGGTGTCTTAGCCATTACGTCCTCGCATATGTTGGTTTTTTACCACCACCAGACGGATTAGTGCGACGTTTCCGATTGGTGGCTGTTTTCTTTTCAGACTTGCTCATAGAATTAGCTTTTGCTTGCGGTACACATTTAGGATACTTGCGACCATCACCCATTTTACGACCACATGCAGGATGCTTACCATCTTTAGTGGTGGATATATCAACCCACTTTTCTTTAAACCACTTATCAAGACTCACGAGTATTTACCACCCATTTTCTTGTACTGCTGAACAAGTTGACCAGATGCGTATGCACTAGGCCATTTCTTTACCCTTGCTTTAACCATAGCTTTAGCTTTTGCGTAAAGTTTTGGGTTACTAGGTTTAGCCATTTTGTTTCCTTCCCAATTCTGTACGTTTTTTCATAATAGCGACAATCCATCTACTACCTTCTGCATGTGCTAGAGTTTCAATTCCAGCGCCAGCAGCATGGATGTTATTCGTTGAAATAGATTCCAGATATTGTAAAAAATCCCTTCCAACCCCCGAACCAAAAAGAGCATAGGCTTTAGAATTAAGATCTTTATCGACTTCCTTAGTATATCCTCTACCGTCTGGCGAAACATTTATCTTCTCCTTCACTGCATACCCCCACCTTGTTGTGCAGCCATCAATTGCTGCATTAACTGGGCGTTTTGCTGAACTTGTTGTTGATCCGCAAGTAGCTCTTCTTTAACGCCAAACTTCATGGCTAAATAACGAATTACTTCTTCTTGATTATATAATGCTGGTGTTATCTCAGGGCCAAATGTCCCAGCAACAGTTTGTTGAAAACGTACAAAGTCAGCAACATCTTGTTGGTCTTGCGCTCTTAGCAATGGTGAAACAGGAACAATACGAAGTTGTCTACCATCTACCTTTGGTAAATCAAGCAATCCCTGATCTGTATAAATCTTAATGACACGCTCAACTAATGGCTGCAAAAACTCTTTCTGCATACGTCCAGCAACCGCACCCATATCTCTGGCAACATCAGCAAGTCTTTCAGAAACTTCAGTAGCAGACAGAGGAGTTCTAGCATTTGGTCTAGTATCAAGCTCATCTATAAATAAAGCCTTACGAACATTACGGCGCATATCATCAAGAACAAGCTGAGCAACATCAAAGCGACCGGGACTTTGTAGCGTTTCAATTGTCGAGCCGGGGCTTCTTGGTATGAACGTCCCCGGCTGAATTGTAATATTATCTGGATTAAAGACACCATCATCATCATAAACATAAGATCCGGCAATTGCCATCTCTGCGTTTTCAAGAATAAGTTGAACTGTAAGGTTCAATGTTTTAATAGCTGGCATAGCTTGAAGAACAGGGCCACGACCCCATACTTCAAATCCACTCTTAGACCAACGTGTTGTAATCCAAGGTACAGATCCACGACCTTTTAGTACCTGTTTCTTTAGGATATGATTGTCTGTTTCAGAGATAAGATAATAGGTGTACTCATCCTTAAACTTATTCTTCTCATCATATATTGTGGCTTCAATAACTTTAGTTTTACGATTAGGATCACGCTTTTGTATTTGAGACATCTTCTCACTAAACTTAACATCAGGATAACGATGTTTAATTTCAGTAATATCCATCTCGCTGTTCCAACGAAACCAACCTGACACACTATCTAAGTTACCAGCTAACAGCGCAACATTTGTTGGAGGCACAGAAGTAAAGTGCAGATCACCTACAAAACGACCCTCTTCAACCAGTAGGTTCATTGTTCCTAAACCTAGATCTTGAAATCCTTCGTGAAGTTCAGCATTAAAGTTAGAATTGCGTAAACCTTCATGCAAAAGCTCTGTGATTCTATCTAGCTCTGCAAGCAATTGTTTGTTGATTGACTCTTTTGGGAACTCTGGGCCTGGGGCTAGCTTAAAAGCACGACCATTAGGAGGGAAGAAGCCAAGCTGCAATCTTGATGCAAACTTGGGCAATCCTACTACGGCAGTCTCATCATAGATATTCTCTGTGCGTCTAGCAGCAGCAGACTCTTGAAAGAAGCTTTCTCTGTGTGGAAGAACATAATCATAGATTTCTTCCCATATATCAGACCAAGAAGACCATCTACCTTTAGCCTTCTTATAGCGATTCATTACGCCTTCAAGTTCTTTTTTATCATCACCTGTTCCAGAGGGTGCCGGAGATGTATCTTGATACTGTTCCATATCTATTCCCTTATTGAACCGGAAGGTTTACCCATTCGCCTATAACCAACAAAACCCTTAGCTTCCTCATCTTGCAAAGATCTTTGACCAACAAGATTTGATGTACGAACACGATCAGATTCTATTTTACGCAAACGTTCTTGTTCACGTTCTTTCTCAAGTCGTGCCTTCTCTTCTGCCTTTTGCTTTTCAAGCTCTGGATCAGGAGGCGGTGAAGAACTGCCAAATCCCATTTCAATCTCCTTCTACTGGTTTTAAGAAGATGTCTTTTCCACCAGTTTTACGCAATTCACAATAGAGTTGATAAGGCGTTAGTATCCAAGGTTTGTTAATACCAGCAATATGTTTTATAAAACTAACGCAATAAAGCCAACGAGGTAAATATACAGGGTTCTTTTTGCTATCTATCTCTAAACATGTACAATTAAACATCAAATCAGCAATTAAATAGTCTGCATCAATCTCTCTTAGCCACTCAAAACTAAATCTTTCTGTAGCATATTCAAATTTATACCATGTATTAAGCTCTGGATCGTAGCAAACAGCAAAAACATGCCCAAAATCACGCCTATGCTTGGTAAATACTTTCCACATTCCTAGATTCTTGGCTTCTTTGAAGCAAATTATCCATTTCATAACGCCCTAGCATGTCCTTTTTGTGATCTAGCTAATCTATTACGGCCTTTCATGCGCTCAAATGGACTGCTTGACCTTTCAACAGTGGTGGGGGATGGTACTGAACGACCACCGAGAATCACTCTACGACCCTCACCGCCCCCTAGCATTGCATACTGCAACGCATCGTGTATATGAGAGAACCTATTCTTATTAGGTTTTTCGTCATAACTCTCTCTGCCCATATGATATATTCTTTTATACTGATAACCGCCTTCAAAGCCAGATATTAAGGTCTGGCATGTCGGACTTATAACAAAAGACGGATGACCATCTGTCATGCGGTTAAGAACAGATTCAACAGATTCAATCCTGACTTGCGTATCATTAGTAGGAGCCGGATACGCTGTAATGCCCGCTGCCCTCAAAATCATAAACGGAGTGTTCTCCGATGTCTGAGCCATTTGATTACCAGCCGGATCACCAACAAACTTAAAATCTAAAGCTTCCCAGTTGTTTTTGGCGATTTCTTTCTTAAGGATGTCTGCAAATCGTCCAGCTCCCATATCCTGTCCAATGACTTCGTGGAAAATAGACCAACGCCCGAAGATCGTTTGCTGGGCGAAAATTGCCGATGGCGTCCTGCCGAAGTCAATGCCAACGATAATTTCTTTACCGACGATGGGTTCGATGGGTGACTTCGCAACGTGAGTCTCCTTCCTAAATGTAGGATACACAGCCTTACCATCAAGCAAAGCCTGATACTTATTCAGAACATAAACATTAACCCATAAAGAGCTTTTGCCAAGAATA